ACATAACTCCCAGTGCGTAGTCGGCGCCGCTGCCTATAGCCTGGTATCTGGTTGGTGTCTCAACAACAGCCAGGTCCTCTGAAATTGTAAAAATGCTTCTGTGCACTCCAATCATTAGGTCGAAGGAGTCGTGTTCAAGCTTTGTATATCCTAAATCGCTGAAGAACTTCTGTAAGTCGGGGACTAACTTGGTGTGTACAAAGAGCTCGATGTCCTTGTTTCTACCGGGAGAGGGTGGATTGAACCTGTGCTTAATGAGCTGCCCAAAACGAAGGTCGCCGCAGAACCCAAAGATCATGTTGTTCTTGATGAACACCTTTTTGTCCAAAAGGGTCAGTTTTGAGCCGGACTCGGTGGTTACCAAGGAATCGGCTCCAAACATCAAGCCTGAATCTGTAATAAGTCCGACTACACACGTCATATTACATCCTTGAAAAGATCAGCCCGGCCACGTGACTTTTGGATATTCGCTTGTCTCCTGTCTCCAGGAACTTCATTACATTTGCGACATGGACATGAAAATCATGGGGTACGTGAGCGGCTATGATTCCAAACTCCCGCAGAACCTCGTAAAGGACGTCTAGTTCATTGGCGGTGATTTTCTCATTATGAGAGTAGTAAACCTTTGCGACCTCCTCGGCCTTGAGAATGACGCGATGGTTAGCCATACCAACCTTATCGCCTTTCTTAAATTCGGACCTGACGACGACGGCTAGTTCAACCAGCGAAGGGGATGAAATTGTTGGTTCCTCGGGGCCCGTCATCATGAATGTCTCCAGTCTCTATTTATCCGGCCTCCTCTAATTTCAGGGCTTTTTTGGGCATAGAGGCCGGTTTTTCTCATATCAAGTTTTACTAGCCCCCTTAGAGTGTCCATTTTCACCACCATAAATAGACATAGGTGCAAATTTGATAGGAATCCCTATGCCATCATACAACTATCGCTGCGACTCATGTTCCCACGAGTTTGAGCTCATAAAGAGTGTAGATGAGCGCCACGGCCCTCAAACATTACCCTGCCCCGAATGTGAGCAGAAAACAGTAATGCTCCAGATGGCTGCACCTGCCATATGCTCAGCACATAGAGTTAGTGGAACTGCATCTTCTCAGCCTCAAGGGGACTTTAAGGAGAGGATGGCGCAGATCAAGAAAAGTATGAGCAAGGACAAACGAGCCAATATCCCGGACTTTTAATGAGTGATGTCAAAGACCCTGAATTGGATCTTGAACAGCTTCAAGCTGCCTACCAGAAAGTTAGAAAAGAAGAGCGTGCGCGACGACGCAGGCAAAAACGCTTCGAAAACTACCTCGTTAAGCTTAAAGAGGTAGCGCCCCAAACCAAGAACCAAGAGCAACTATTTCACTCTTTTTTCAACGAGAGGAATGTACTCCTACATGGATGTGCCGGTACCGGAAAGAGCTACTGTGCTTTGTTTCTTGCGTTAAAGGATCTTTTTGAAGGCAAATACGACAAGATAATTATTGTCCGCTCAATTGTTCCCACGCGAGATGTCGGCTTCCTTCCGGGAACCCTGCAAGAAAAAATTGCAATGTATGAAGAGCCCTACGCTGAAATAGTCGACGATATCCTTGGAAGAAAAGGGGCCTACGAGGAGCTTAAGAGGGATGATGTCTTGTTATTCAAGTGTACATCATTCTTGCGCGGCATCTCCTGGAACAACTCCCTTGTAATCGCAGACGAAATTCAAAATTGCACGTGGCATGAGCTTACCAGTCTCGTTACTCGCATGGGTGAAGGTTCACGTTTAATACTTCTTGGAGATCGTGAACAAAATGATTTGAGCCAACACAGAAAAACTGAGCAGAGTGGATTGGAGAGCATGATCCGAGTTTGCCATAATATGAACAGTTTTGATGTTGTTGAGTTTGGGGTTCAGGACGTTCTCCGAAGTCAGCTAGTAAGAGAGTTTTTAACTGCCAAAAAGCTACTGGGCTTATGATTGGTATACAAGAAATGCTAGAGACAAAATCTTCATTCTCGGAAAAGGTCCTCCACTTTGCGAAGCAGAACGACCTGTCAATTCTCGATGGGCTGTCGGAGTATTGTCGTTCCAAGGGGATTGAGACGGAAGACGTCTCTTCGCTCCTTACAAATGAGTTTAAGGCACTCCTACACAAGGAGGCACTGGACAGGAACATGTTCCGTTCAAGGCACCAGAAAGTAAAATTCGACAACTAAGTTCAGTCGGATGTATGCAAGAGGACGAACAGCTGAATTGCGGTGACTGTTCTGACTTAGACCTGGGAGACGGGTTTGATGCATTTTGTAGCTATGTAAGTCTCAAGAATCACTTTAATGCGAAGAGATACGATTGGGGAAAGTACCGGGGGCGAGTCCAGGTACCTCGCGATGCATACGAGCGACGGAACGATAAAAAATTCTTCCAGATCATTCAGAAACGCTATAATCCCACTCAAAGGAATCAGATTTTCCTTGCGAACTTTGTCTACAATAAACACTTGTGGATTGGAGAACTCTTAGCAGAAAACTGCATCGATATCTGGAATCAGTGGAAGGGGCGGGTAACGCGAATTGATTACCAATTTGAGGAAGACCTCAAAAATGCCCTCAGTGAAGTCCAACTACGCAAATCTCTTAGCCCAAAAGAGGCCCTTAAGTTTCTAGTTAGAAAGCCGGACGACTCACACCCCCTAATTTTGAGATTCGTTTGGGGGGGAATGTTTGGCATTGAGTCCTACCTGTTACTCTCCATAGTACTAGATCTCAGAAGGGTCTATCAGCCTTTTCTCCCAGAGGATTCACTTTGGGGTGACTTTGAGTTCAAAGTCGAAAAGTATGAAAGATTTCTGAGGCCAAAACTTAACATTGAGAAAACCAAAGAGACGATTAAGAGAGTAACCAAGGAGTAGCACATGTCATTCAAAGAGATGATGGATCGCATGAAGAAGAAGGATGCGATCAAGAATATCGTGAACAAGGTACAGTCCAACTATGTGGCTGACCCTCGGTTCTGGAGTCCTACGTTTGCCAAGAATAAAGATGGTAGAGAGGAGTCGAAGGCCATTGTTAGGTTTCTTCCAGCTCCTGAAGGTGAGACTGAGGATTTTGCAAAGTTTTTTACGCACTTCATTCGCGGACAAGGAAACAAGAAGTACATCGAGCGATGTCGTACTACCCTTGGCGAAGCGGACCCAGCTGAGGAGCTCGCAAAGCGCCTTGGAGGAGGGAACAAGGACATTTATCTCAAGTACGGACGCACCCCTCGCTTTGTTGCGAATGTCTTGGTCATCCAGGATGGTAATAAGCCAGAGAACAACGGGAAGGTGTTTCTTCTTGAGTTCGGTAATAAGATTATGAAAAAGATCACGGCCGTCATGAGTGGTTCAGATGACCCGATTGACCCAAGAGACCCAATAAACGTCCTCGACCCGCTTGAGGGAGCCAACTTTAAGCTGGTCGTGACGAAGCAGGGTGGTCAAAATAACTACGACGAGTCCCAGTTCATGGGCCAGTCCGCTTTATTCAATGGCGACCTTGATAAGATAGAAGCAGCTTGGAAGACCGCTCATAAGCTTAAGCCGCTCATAGCTCCTGATACATTCAAGAGCTATGATGAGCTTGCTAAGCACCTAGCAGAGGTCGTTGGCGAGGAGGCTTCACAAACACGAGCATCGTCTACCAGTAAGGCGTCTGCTAAGACCTCACCGAGAGCAGCAAAGGCTGAGTCGGTTACTGAGGAGGTGACGGAGGATCCTGACAAGATCTTTGATGATCTTGTGAGTGGTACTGAGGCCTTGTCTAGTGACGATGCCGTAGAGGCAATGTTTAACGAGTAAAACTGCTATCGTACATCTCTAAGCCCGCCTAGATTATTCTAGGTGGGCTTTTTTATTGACTACAGTTGCGACACGAGCATTCGTAGAGCAAGCATAAAGCTTGAGTCGGAAGCTCCATTTGGAGATGCACCTACGCTCTTTGTAGATATTCCAGATTGAACCTGAGCTGGGGCAGGTGTAGGTGCTGGCGTTGGGATTGGAACAATTACTGGGGCTGATTTTGATGCATCGTATTCCCTGGAGAGTTCATTAAGCGCCACCTGATTGTTGGTTTGTGGGATGGCTGAAACGTTTGGACTTGTTGGCTGATTAGAGGCGATCAGGTCCTGATCTCTTTTTCTCTGATGTAGGGCCTTCCGAGCATACTCACCGTCTCTTGATAGAAGAGCATGTTTTCCTCTTTCTCCAAAGCGGTGCTCACCTAAAACCTCAAGAGTATTCCCGTTGTTTCTTGCCATGTTATCTGCGATGAGGATGCGCGACATCTTCTCATACATTTCCATGTCTTGTTTGTTGTTGAGATCTCCTCCGCGACCAGCCCCGTACTTTGGATCAGAGTATGGGGAATTTATCATCTTCTTTCCCTGAACGACGAAGCGATCTTTTACCCAAGCCTCTAGGGCAGGGTCATCTTTAAAGAACCCCTTGTTAAGCGCGCCTTCGGCAAGGCTGTAGGTGATCTGATAAGGTCCGTATGCACTTGAGTTCGAACCGCCCTTAGTTCGAATAGCTCGACGCAAATCGTCCGTCCCGCTCTGGTCTGTAATAGGGCCAGTCTCTGCGGCAGCAATCATGCGCATCATCTTATCGACGTCATCTACGGTTCCTGCCTTAATCGACCCCCCAAAGGGTTTGTCCTTCTCTGGCTCGCCCGAAGACATTGATTGCTCTAGTTGCCGCCCTAGACGTTGGTGAATTGCATTTGAAGACAGGATGTCTGGATTAACCTGTGCGCTTGATAATTGGCTGTACTCCTCGTCAGAGAAGAGTGGATTTTGATACTCTTTTCCATCGACTGAAAACTTAGCAAGTGGTCCGAGACTCTTTCCCGTTTGCTTTTTGGCCTGGAGATATTCCTTATACGACCTAACCTGCTCCTCTGCCGCCTGGACATCAGTTGCAGCATCATCCATGCTCAGTGGGGTATTGTTCTTCTGATATGAGCCATCCCC